GTTCGAGCCCTCATCCGGCCAATCCCACCACAGTTCAGAAAACGCCGGGTTGGGACTGCCAAACACGCGCCCCACCATCTGCCGGTTCACGAGGCTGAAGAACCAATCATCAACATCGCACTTCATGGGCTGCACACTCCCGGCATAAGCCCAGAACGTCTGCAGGCCGGGCCACGCGACATTGCTGCCGATCCGCACCACAGCGCGCGGCGAGATCGGCCCGCATCCAGATGCTATCTCCACGATTCCGTAAGCGTAAGGCGGTCCCACGTAGGTCATCTTGTGCAGGTCGTTGCCGGTGAACAGCAGGATGCTGTCGGCGATCTTGATCGCGGTCATCGCATAAGACTGCGTCGCGAGCAGTTTGTCGCCCGCCATGTTGACCGCGGTCGGCGCCCAGACTGTGTAGTCCTCCTGATCGCTCCAGGCGATAGCGCGCGGGTCACCGCCGGCCCCGTAGAGCACCACGTGCCGCTGGTCGGTGACGATCACGCCCCGGTTCATCAGCGGCGCCGCTGTGACGATGGCGGGCAGTGTCGTGGGGGTGTTGGGGTCCCACTCGAACAGGTGGCCGTCCTGGGTTGGCACGATCAGCAGACGCTCGCCGAACGTATCCATGCTCCACCGGTCGCCCATCGTCGCGCTGATGTCCTGCGGACCGATGTCGTCTGAATCGCGCGCGGTGCCGTAGGCGTCCTCGCCGTAATCGCCGAGGCCATAGCCGTTCAGCGCGCCGGGCGGATCGAGCGGCCCGACACCGGTCGGCGTGATGTCGTGCAGCGTGTCGGTGTCGAACCTGTAGGCATAAAGCCCAGTGTCAGTGCCGAACGCGGCCCAGCGTATCCGGGCGTTGTCGTGCCACGTCAGCAGGTCCCGCACCGGAGCCGACACGTTGGTGCCGGGAATTGCCACGTTGCCGCCGATCGGCTGGATCTGCCCACCGCGGAACCGGATGTTATTTGTATCCCACCATCTTCCGATGGTTGCCTCTGGCGTCGCGTTCCGCACGACACCTGGCGGCGGCGCTTGCGGGATGCGCGGCATGTCAGTGCGTCCCGCGCATTGGCGCCGACATCAGCCGACGCACCAGCGGCACTGCAGCGGTCGCTGCGGCTGGCGCTGCCTGTGCCCCGGCATAGATGATCTTCGACACGACCATCACGGGCTGCACTATGTCGAACGGCGTATTGGAACCGCCCGACCACGCATAGTGCCCGTGTGAGCCATCGGCGTAGATGGCGTGCGCGTGGTCGCCGACCGCATAGACGTTATGCGCGTGGTTGCCGTCGCCGACAATGACGTGGGCGTGGGGGCCAGAGTTGTATGTCTGGATGTTGTGCGTATGCACGCCCTGCGCGTCGGTGGGATACCAACTGCTGCCGAATGCGGTGGACATGACCGGAGCCCCGCCAGCCGCGGCGCCCGTGCCAGTGTTGGGCAGGTAAGTGTTGTGCGCGTGCGCGCCGTCGCCGCTCGTATAGCCGGTATGAAAATGGTCGCCCCCATTGGCCGTGCTGCCAGCATGCGAGTGAGTGCCCTGTGCATCGGTGGTATGGGCATGCGAGCCAGCCCCGACCGTAGCGCCGCCATGACTGTGGGCCGCGACGGTGTCGGTGTAGATCGTGTAGTTTGGCACGTTGGCTTGCAGCAGCGTGTAGGACACCCTGCCGACGCGTTGGGCGAAGCTATAGGTCCGCACTGTGCCGTTCGCATCAGTGACGCTGCCAGCGCCGATCGCAGCGCGACCGTTGGCCGGTGGCAGGTTGAACGTGGTGCTGCCATCACCCGCACCCCAGGCGGTGCCGATCGCCGCGAATAACTCGCTGTAGGTAGTCCTGGACACGCTTCTACCGTCGCAGGCCATCCAGCCAGGGGGCGGATTCGGTCCTGCATAGTCCAGGATCGCCCCGACCGGCATCGCCATTTGCAGATATTCGTCGATGGTATCTGCATTTTCGTTGAGTTTCGCCCCCCAACTGTCGCGACTCGCGCCGATTTCCGGCTTAATCAGCGACAGGTTGGGCGTGTAGCTGTCGGCCATGATCAGGTGTCCGCTGTATCATCATTCGTCTTCACATAATTCCCATCCGCCGCGACAGGCAGGCGGAAGCGGAAGCCAGACGGTCCGAGTCCTGTCCAGCCATACTTGGTGCCGACGCGGCGCCGCCAGTCGCGGTGATCGCCGAAACCTGGCGCGGGAGCGGCGCGGGGGAGCACGGTGACGCCGCCGACCTTCCTCTCGAAGACGTAGACCGTGCTGCCGTCGCACGCCTTCCAGTCCGGGTTGCCGGTGGATGAGGCCCTGATTGTCCCAGCAAGCACTGTCATGGTCTGTCCCCTCTGTTGCTACACGCCCGCCACGGGCGTCCACGTCCCAGCCCCCGCGGACACGTAGAGCCTAGCGCCGGCTGCGCCGTCAGTGCGCAGCCACAGCGAGCCAGCCGGCTGGGTGCCGGTGGCAGCGCCTGCGCCGGCACGCACTGTAGGGCCTGCTGCCAAAGCCAGCCCGGCCGTGGTGCCGGTAACCGCCCATCCGTTCCACTTGACGCCATCGAGCGCATGCGATGGATTATCGACGGTCGTCGTCAGTCCTTTGGCGCCCGCACCGGGCGCGGCCAGGAACACGCAGTCGCTCATCTGAATGACGCTGCTGGCACCGGTCACGCTGATGTAGGTGTCTACGCGCGCGGCGCTGGCATCGAACTGCACGTCCGCCATCCGCAGCGTGCCGCCGTTTAGCTGCACCATCGCCAGCCCGTTGGCGAGGCCGTGCCACATATAACCATGGGTGACCGACAGGCGGCCATTCTGTTGCAGAAGGCCGCGATACAGAATACTTGCGCTGCTGATCGACAGGTTGTCGATCCACACTTGAAAGTCTGCGCTCGTTGGATTCATCACGACCGCATGGCCGATTGTGCGTGAGCCACGCGTCGCGTAGCAGTTGGCGATCTGCACGAAGCCCGCGCCAGCAGGGGTAATGTTCAAGTTAGAACTGTTGCCGTCCAGCATGAGATTGAGGAACGACCCCCAGGTCCAGTTCGCCGTGAGATTAAGTTGCCCCACCCATGTCTGGAAGTTTACGCAGCCAAGCCCGTCGCATCGGCCGATGGTCGCGGCAATAAGGCCACCGTCATAATAGACATTCAGCAGCGCGGCGCGCGCCTGTCCATAAGGATCGGCGGGGCCATAACCCCACAGCCACAGCCTGAAGTCCTGGATAGAAGGGAAGTTCATGCTATTGTCGATGTCCATTCCAACATTGAACACACCGACATTGATACGCCCGAACTGAAACGACGATCCGCGACTGTAAATGCCGTTCCAGCCGCCGACGATCATGATGTTATCCAGCAACATCGTCTGCACATTGCCGCTGCAATAGATCGCCCACGGGTATTGCACGCCGGTCCCGCCCGGCGTGGCGGTGCCGCCCGCCGCGATCGTCTTGAACATCGAGCGGGTGGACGCGAAGTGGATGCTGTCGCCGATGGACACGCCGGGCGCCGCCACGTTCTGGCTTAGTGTCAGCACATTGCCGGCGATGTTGGTCACCGTGCATGGCAGCGTCGATGTGCCGCCAACGGTGGACGGGATAGAACCCGTGTGCGTCACGTTATACGCCGCCATGCCCACGACGATGCCGGCGACGGACGCGACGGTGATGGTGTTCGTAGCTGCGGCGGATGTGGCTGTAGCTGTCGTGACGATGTCAGCGGGCTGCTCAAACCTGAAAGTGACATCGCGGACCATCGGGCGCTGATCGGTCAGGTTGATGCCGGTCAGCACCACCACGCCATCAGTCACAGCCGGATTGAAGCTGGTGCCGATGAGCAGTGTGGTGGCAAGACCATCGCCCTGCATCGCCTGCGACTGGGTCAGGCTGCCCAGGGTGAGGCGATCGGTGATGCGATAGGTGCCGGCCGGCAGATATACGTTCTTGGTGGTCGCGATTGCCGCGCGGATCGCCGCGGTGCTGTCGGTGGCACCGGTCGGGTCCGCGCCGTAGTGCAGCACGTTGGCGACCGAGCCGACCGCGGCGTCCAGCACGTCAGCATTGGCGTTCAGGTGGTCGCCCCACAGATTGTCGTCCGCGTCGATCGTGGGCTTGTAGAGGCCGAGCCGGGGCGTGGTGGTGTAGCTCATGCCGGTTCCAGTTCTGGCAGGCGGGTGACGGTCCAGGCGCCCGTCCCGCAGCCGTCCACAGGCGCCCAGGTGCCCGCCGTGCAGTCCTGCTGCACCCATGCCCCGGCGTTGCAGCCAGCCGCCTGGCGCCACGCCAGGGACAGCACAGCGTGGGCATCGAACGAGACGACGCAGACACCGCCCACCTCGATGATGGTCAGGCCGGGGCCGTAGGGGCCGGCGCCATACGGTCCTTTCCCGTAGGGGCGGGATGCCATCAGACGCCCGCCACGGGGGTCCACGTCCCGCCACCGGCAGAGACGTAGAGCCTAGCGCCGGCCGAGCCGTCAGTGCGTAGCCACAGCGAGCCAGCCGGCTGGGTGCCGGTGGCAGCGCCCGTGCCGGATCGGATGGTCGGGCCTGACGTGTTGACCGTGATGGGAACGGTGAACGTCGCCGCCGTTGTCGTGAACCGCGCCACCTGCGCCGTGCCCGCGTCCGATAAGATGCTGTTGGAAGTTGATGCCAGCCATATGTCCAGATAGCCCCCACCCCAACCGCCCGTCGTGAAACCGGCGCGGATAGAAGCCGCCAGATACTGGTTGTAGTCCGTGCCCGTATCGAACGTGCCATGGAACCGTAGCTTGCTTTCCAGCCCGTTCGTCGTCCCGATGCCGCGCAGCGCCAGTTGCGCCGCGGTCGCGGACGCCGCGTCGCCGCGAATGCTTCGGTTGCCGTATGAGACCGTCTGATAGTCAACCGGCAACCTCTGGGTCATGCCGCCGTAGTTATTGGCATCCACGAATGCGTTGGCCGACGTGGTGATCGAGATCGGCGGCACGCTGGCAATATTGAAACCAGAGAACCTGCACCCCGCCACCATGACATACCCGGTGCCGGTCTGCGAGATGATCGGCGTCGTGCGTGCTGTTCCTAGATGCGTCGCGAACGTGACAGCGCGCACTTCCAGCGTGCCGGCTGAACAGACCATAAACGGCGTGTCTGTCTCGACCCAGGCGGCTGTGCCGCCGTGATAACTCAGCGAACCACCCTGCACCGAGATCATCGGCAGTGCCGGCATGGAACTGGCTAGATATGAATTAAAGATCTCATTCCTGCCGCCTTTGATGGTGATCCCTGGCTGAGAGTATCTGACCGGGTCAGTGGCCCTGCTGTTGGATATGCTGTCTAGTTGCAGATTGACGTTGCTTTCGATGACCAGCCTCGCCGGGCCATCGAGGCCGATCTCTTGGAAGAAATAGTAGCCCCCCGGCGGGTTAGGTCCGGCATCTATCGTGATGATCGAACTTTCGCTGAAGAAGTTGGTCAGCATCAGGCCGTCGATATGGCCGAACCAACCACAATTGGTCGTGCCGTCAAGGAAGATGACCCCAATGGGGGAAGTCGAAAGGATGTCGAACCCCCAGAAGTGGACATTGCTGATCCGCACGATGTCCAGCGTGGGTGTGGTCTTTGACCAGAGGAACCCATAGCTGAGTGCGGACATATAGATGTTGTTGAGATACGCCGCGCAGTTATCCAGATCGAAACCGATCCAGGCCGACGAGATCATCAGGTTCTCGAAGTTGGGTCGCCCGGTGGCGGATGCCGCCGCCTTATAGACAGCTGGTGGATACTGGATCAGATCAGCCCGCGTCATGCCGGCGAAATTCGGCTGCGTAAACCTGATCCATAAATCCCTGATCGTGGGCGTTCCCGAGTGCGCCGGATCACTACCAAGCACGAACACGCCCAGCGCGCTCATGTTGAAAGAGGTGGGTATCTGTATCAGCGTCATCTGACGACCGGCGCCATAGATGACACAGCCCGCGCCCAGTGTGATGGCATTCGTGATCGTATAGCGACCAGCCGGAATGAAGACGTGGGCGTTGCTGAAAGGCCGCGACGCGATCGCCGCATTGAACGCTGCGGTGCTATCAGCCACCCCGGTTGGATCAGCGCCAAATTCCAACACGTTCACCACGTCGGCTGCGCGATCCTGCGCCGGGCGCAGTGCAATGCCGCCGGTTGCCGGGTAGAGCAGCGGGCCGGTCATGGTGCCGCCAGCCGTTGGCAAGAACGGCCCGGCGTCCTCGATCACCACCGGGTCCATGTCGGTCGCCTGCACCACCAACGTGCCGGGCGAGAACCGCAGCACGTTGCCGGCGGTCACCTCGATCTCGATCGGCACGCCGTCAGCCGGGTCCACGAGCTGGCCCCAGTAGAGCCGCGTCCCGCCGGTCGCCTGGGTCCAAATCTCGAAATGGGCGACGGTGCCCCAGTCGCCCGTGGCGGGCGGGAAATCGACTGCGGTGGCATTGGCTGCCGCGTTAGCTGGGACGGCCAGCAAGGTGAACGTGGCGGCTGGGCGGGCATAGCCGGCGCCGGTCACTTCCTCGCCGCCTGCGGCCTCTGTGGGCGCCGTACGGCACAGTGCCACATAGACGCGCGACAGCGTCGCCATCGGCGCTATGGCCAGCGTGTGGCCCAGCAGCAGCCGTTCTAGATCGAGGCTGGCACTGCCGCTCATGGTGCGGTCATCGCCTGCATCTGCGCGTCGGTCAGAACGGCGGGCCAATAACGCACAGCGCGGATGTGGCCGCTGCAGTTGTCGGTGTGCAGTGCGACGCAGCACGATACGAAGCGGATGCCGGTGGTGGCGAAGATGGCGTAACCGTTCACGGCAGATGCCGATGAAGCGACCGCGCCACCATTCACACAGCTCTTAGCCTGCCCGACTGTCCATGTAGTCGCAGCCTTGACCACGCTGTTGATGCTGGTTGCGTTCGCTGCGTTCACACCAACGGACGAATCATATTGTCCGACGATGCGTGACGCATTGATAATCACAGGGGTCGGGGCACCCGGAAAGTCTGGCCGGGTTATCAGGCGACAGTTCGTGGGTGTGTTGTCGAAGTAGTCGAACTCGCAATACCACGAGCCGCCCGGCCCGCTGAACCAGCCCATATTGGCCGGCGGGATCAGGCAGCTGTCGATGCTGCGCGTGACGGCGACGGTGGTGGTGGGGATGTAGCTTGTGGCGAAGTCGCCCAGCTCGAGCTGCGGGGCACCGATGCGGAATGTCATGTCGACCAGCGCACCGTTGGCGTAGTTGATCGCGATGCGCGCCTGGACCCTGGCGACGGTGGCACCGCCGGATAGTGCTATTCCAGCCGACACCCTCTGACCGGACAGTGTCGCGCTCGTAGGGTTGGCGATCGTCAGCGGGTTGTCCTTCACCAGAGCGCCCGCCGATGTGTTTTCCCTGATAGTGACTTGCGACGTGGTCATGCCTGTGGCCGTGCCGGACACCAGCCGCCAATAGTGCGAGTAGGTCCACGCCTGTCCGGTAGCTGCGACAATCGCCGTGGCGCTGTCTTGGACTATCACAGTGCCGGCTGCCGCAGTGACCGTGCCGGAAAACCGGATATCGACATACGGAATGCCTGACTCGACGCCCGCGCCAATCGTCTGCACTGTCAGCCCGGTCGTGCCGGCATTATAGGACCAGTTAACCGGCCCGGTTCCTGGCGTGCCTGGGACGACCGCGCTCATGTCAGAGCTGTTGCGGATGCCGTTGGTGCGCTGGTCCTCTAGCAACAGTCCGCGCAGCTGCAGCGTCGCCGGATCATAGTCCCACCGCGGCGCGTTCACTGCGGCGGTCTGCATCACGCCCGCGCTGTCGAAATACGTGGCGGTGGACGCACGGGTGAAGGTGATGAGCGGCGACAGCGTGCCGGGGGTCATGAAGTCGAGCGAGAGCGATGGGCCGCCACCGCCACCGTTGAACGATGAGGCATCGGCGACCATGCCGCGCATCTCGCGCGAGAACAGCTTGCACCAGCCCATCGGCGAGATGTCGCCCAGCACCCGCGCGCACCGCCCGCCGCGGCGTGGGGAAAAGTGACGGCAGAGGCTACAGTGTTCCTTGCCACCCGCCCCGGTGTAGCGCGCCGCCGCCTTGCTGATCAGGGGCGGGGACATCAGCTGATCGCCCCAGACATCTCCTCGGTGTACGGGGCCCCGCTCATGGTAGATTGTTGCGTGTTCAGGTTGGCCCGCGTGACCGCCTGTTGATATTTTGCGTCCCATTGCGGGGCCATGGGCTCGTCCTGCTCTGCCAAGGTCGCATGCGCCAGGATGCCGTAGAGGTAGACCGAGTAGAGTTGTTCCAACACCGGATTGGTATCACTCGGCAGCAGCAACGGCCTGGGCTTGGCATACCAGTTCATCATGACGGTCTGCGGCACCCACAGCGGGTCAGGCGGGTCCGGTAGCCACGGGTGCGGCAGGAACTCGATGCAGTCAGCCATCAGCCGGTAGGCCCACGCCCGCCGGGTGCCATAGTAGGTGCCTGGATACAGGTCGTCCGGAGGGGCGCCTGAGATGTCGGTCCAGCTGCCCGACCATTCGTCTTTGAGCACGAGGAGCCTGCCCGTGGCAGCGTCTCGGATGCTGGCCATAGTGCAGAAGTCGGGCGGCAGGGTGATGAAGGCCGAATCAACCGGCTGGGTCGCCGACACCTCCATGCACCGAGCGCGCAGCGTCTGCTGGATTTCGGTCTCTACCAGCGTCACCCAGGACGGAATGCGTGCTGCGGCATCCCGGCGGTCGAGATACCACAGCACGTCGTCCTGTAATTGTTGGAATGACGCCAAGGGTCAGTCCCGCTTCTGCTCGCGCTCCCGGCGCTCGCGGTCTTCCCGCTCGCGGTTCTCGCGCTCCTGGCGTTCCCGACGCTCCCGCTCTTCGCGCTGCTCGCGCTGGTCGCGCTCCTCACGCTCGCGGCGCTCGCGGTCCTGGTCCTGGCTCGCCTCTCGGCCCGGCTGGATGCGCTGGTCGCCCGGCGGCGGCTGTGGTGGCTGCCCGGGCTGCTGTGCGGGCTGCTGGTTGGGCTGCGGCGGCGGGTAGGGTGGCGACGGGGTCGGCTGCGGGATCGGCTGGCCGGGCTGCTGCGGCTGGTTGGGCTGCTGACTGACCGGGCGCGGCTGCGGGTCGGCCTCGATCGGCTGGCCCGGACTGGGCTGGCCGGGCTTGTGCGTCACCGCCCGCGCTACGCTCAGGTCATGCGGATCGGGCTGACCGGCAATCTCGGCCTGCTGACGGGTCGACTCGCGCGCCATGCGCAGCACCTCGCGCCCGGCCTCGTAGGCCATCTCGCGAAGCTCCGTGAATGAATCGGCGTCAGGGTAGCAGCGCGCTATCAGCACCTTGTCATAATCCGGCGGCAGGTATGGCTCGTCGACGTTGGTGGTGCCGGCCCATCCCGGAGGCGGGATCATGTCGCCCTGGTGATACTGGCCGGGGTATTCCTGCGGCGGCGGCACCGGGTTGCGCCCGTGCTCGTCGGAGCCTGGGAAGCGCGGCGTCTGCACCGTCTGCACGCCTTGCGCGCGCTGTGCCGCTGTCGCCGTGGGCGATGGCGCCATCTCAGCGTTGCGGTTGGGCTCGTCTGTGGTTGGCATCGGCATGGTCATGGCCTCCCCTGAGGGGTTAAAGACGTCGTCCGTCGTCCGTACGAAACACCCGATTGTCACGCTGGTTCAGCCACGCGTTCATCGCCTTCTCGTCGTACCAGATGCCGGTCTGCATCAAACGCTGCACCACCACGTTGGGAATGCTGGCCACCCGCGTGAAGCCGGTCTTGCTGGTGCCGGTGAAGTTGCTGGCTGCACGCTTGCATGCCTCGACGATCGGC